GATGCCCCAGTCAAGCTACCACCTGAAAACCTTTTTGAAGAAGAAATAACAGAAGAGGTTGCAAAAATTGAAGAATCTGTTACAGTAGCATTTATTGATAATATTGTAACTGAAGAAGACGCAGAACAATTAATTAGTCTTGTAGAAGATTTTGGATAGTATTATGCCTGAATTTCAAGAATCAGAAACTATAACGATAACAATTGATAATAAGGAATATAAATTATTTCGTGATGAAATTTTAAGTGACCCAGAACTTAGTGAGATATTCCTCATGCTTGACAGAGTTCGAAAAGAGTTACACGATCTCGATTACGAGTATGGTAAGCTGCAACACGCGAGGAGATCCTTGCAGATAACATTAGAGCAGATGTCTTTAAAACGTGTTAAAGCTAAGTTTAATTTAGATAAACCAATTAACGAGGAAGATTGATATGGATCAATTAATTAGAGCCATGGCTTTACTTATTAGTAAGAAGATAGATATGACCGGGTTATCCGTTGATGATATAAACATTCTCAATAGTGTGGTGGAGTTAGCACGTGTCCTTGATGAACCCGCATCCGAAAAAGAACTAAACACTGATATTATATCAGCTATTCAGAAAGGATATGAGGAATATTTGATAGGTAAACTTGCCGCATCGTATAGTTTAGTAGACTGGTATAGCCACACATGTAACAGAACACTTACTGATCAACAACTTACGGCAGTTTTAGAAGACAATGCTGACTTAATGTATGGTATTTTCAGTAGGGTATGTAATACCGTTATTACGAACGCAAGAAAAGAATAAACATAAATACCTTATATACAAACAATAATGGGTATTTAGCATGAACAATAAGAAGAAAGTTGTTAAAGTCATAGAGCACCCACTTGAGGATTTCTTCGATATCGAACCTAACTCAACGGAGATTGAGGTGTTCGAACGAGGGGGAGAGTTGGTCAAGGATGAAGAATATGATCCAAAAGATGAAGAAATTGAAGAGCAGTTTCAAGAGATATACGATAGTGCTATGGATGGGTTCGATGAACTGTCTGAAGAGGTACACCGAGTAGAGGGAAGATACAAAGCCCGCATGGGTGAAGTATCTGTCCAACACTTGAATGCTGCTTTGAATGCCGCCGCTCATAAGGCAAAGATGAAAGAACATAAAGATAAATTAGACTCTAAAGGAACTGGTGGCGGTCCAAGGGTAACTAATAACACTCTGATAGTTGATGATAGAAGTGCGTTATTGGATGAACTACGTAAGAAATTGAGTGAGGGAAATGATGGTTAAGCATAGCCACTTAGCTGAACTGTATTTACCAACGCCGTCTCAAGCAGTTCTTGATGAAGTCGCTAATACGGTGTTGGCGTACTGTATAGCCTCTGTGTTTCTTATACGAAACCAAGGTGTTAAATTGGCTTCAGATCATGTGGTTCATCTTTTGGGATATCTGGCTCGTGGTAAATCTAGTGTTGATTTTCAAAGTATAGAACCATCCACCGGTACTGTAGACCAAATTTCTATACGAGTAACTGTTTCGGAGGCAGCAAAAGCATATCTTCTAGGAAAGCTTATGCATGATACATTATCACGTGAATTCGTTATGGTCAACCACATCATTGACTTTGTAAATGATGATGCCGGGTTTAACCAAATGGTATCTCTAGTTACTAACAATGGTGTCATTAACAGGATTGTGATAGATGTAGACAATATCTCAGTTGATAAGCCTAGAGACACCAGTGTAATGGTTGACAATACTAAAGTTAATGTGTTTCAGTCATTTTTACCAATTTACAATTTTAAGACTGGAATTGGCGGGATTGGGCAGAAAGAATTGAATAAAGATTATGGGTTTGACTCCCAGCGTAAATTTATAAATGCACATTTAGGGCTTGACATTGGAGTCGATTCGTCTGTATACTATCAGACTGCCCACAATAATGGATCACCAACAGTTGAAAGTGTTGAGTTGGCCACACGTAATTTGTACATAGAATTATGTAAAAGAATAAACATGGGGTTTGCTAGAACATTTGACTCTGCTCTAGTTGATTTCAAACAAAACCTTTTACAGCATATGATCGAAGCATGTTATGGTGTGTCTATTTCGTATGATGGTGAGTGCATATTAATATCTACGGATGACACCGCTAACGGGAACTTTAATGCAGAGAATATGTTTTGTAATTTATATGATGCTAAACTGGAAGCTATATGCCCCGAGCATCTAAACCCATCAATCCGCATTGCTGATGAGGACGGCAATGATCTGTTTAAGTTGCGGTTTAAGAAGGAAAAGTATGCTAAGAATGTTACGGGATACAGATACAAGATTTATTTTACCCCATCTAGGAAACTGGATGCGTATTTTAAAACTGATTAGGTAACCACATGACTAATATAATAATAAAAACAGACAACAAAGATTTCATAGCAAGATATAACGCTGCACAAACAGCAAAATTTACAAGGCAAGAATTTGCCAACTATCATGGAGTAGAAGTTGACACCATCTCCAGACGAAGGCTAAGGATAATTGAAAGGGTTGGTTTGTTTCTCTCGTATTTACCGTTTCAAGACGACTTCGATGGTTCAATAGATATCGAAAAGGTTGAACTTTTCGAAAGAACATATAAGAATATCCTTAGAAAGGATGCTGGCCCGACACCAGCTAAAGTTTCCAAAAGTAAGAAACAAATTTTTGTCATAACTTCTGCACAGAACGCTACTCCAGTCCATGATAGATTTAACAAAACTTGCCTTAAGTATTGTGAAATACGTAACGGTAGATATATGGTCATACCGGTCAGGTACAGAAACCCAACATCAATATGGACAGCAGCAAACAAAGCTGATGAATATTGGTTTAAAGAGTTAGAACCGTATCTTGTTACTTCTGATGTTCAGTTATGTAAGGGGTTACGACTTATTGCTGAAGCTAAAATACAGCCAACTGCCAATATTCCGTTGTCTGGGTATGATGGGTTGACGGGATCTGATTCCGCTATATTTGGTCATCCAAAAGTCCAGATGAAAACGGTTGCCACCCCGAACAAGAACATGCCTAAGATTCTCACCACATCTGGAACGTGTACAGTTGATAATTACTCCGATAGTAAAGCTGGTCATAAAGGCAAGTTTCACCATAATATCAGTGCCATAATTGTTGAAGTTGACAACGATAAATTCCACATTCGTCAAGTTCATGGTGATGAGGATGGTTCTTTTTATGACCTTGAATATCTTTACACTACTACTGGTAGAACAAAGCATGAAGGTATAGCAGGATTTGTCCCCGGAGATATTCATGCTGAATTTCTTGATGAAGGCGTAGAGAATGCCACGTTTATTGGCCCACAGTCCATAGTTGGTGCTTTGCATCCAAAAATTATGGTCCTTCATGATGTTGAAGATTTCTATCGTAGAAACCATCACCACAAAAACAACGATATAATAGCATACGGTAAGCATCACTTAGGTCGTGATAATGTTGAAGAAGGGTTACAGATTTCAGCAGACTTCATTAGTAAGATTACTAGACCGGGAATGACCAATCTGATAGTGCCGTCAAATCATAACGAAGCGTTTGATCGTTGGTTGAATGATTGTGACCCTAAATTAGATCCAGAAAACGCCCGTTTATTTCACTATATGAAACTACAGCAGTTGTCAAACGTGAGGAAGACATCAACCGGGTTTGAAACAATCCCAGCATTTGAACTTTGGTGCAATAACCCACTGGATCAGGATGGGTTACCCTCAAGCAAAATCACACGGTTCTTGAAGCGTGATGAAAGTTATATGATTGCTGGTATTGAAATTATTTTCCATGGTGATGTTGGTATTAACGGTGCTCGTGGAAATATATCGTCTTTTGCAAAAATTGGTCCCAAGACTGTTATCGGTCATTCACATTCACCGGGTATCACTGAAGGTGCATATCAAGTTGGTGTGTCAGCCAGAAGGGATCTTGAATATGCCGTGGGGCCATCAAGTTGGTTGCACACACATTGTATCATCTACCCCAACGGTTCCAGAGCATTGATTAATGTAATCAATGGGGAATGGAGAGCAAGCTATTATGGCAACGAGGCTTCCCTCATTAGGTAAGTCATACGAACATGTTCCGAACGGAATAGTGGACTTTATTAGAAACCATTGTCGGTTTAATGATGTCCACCATCTGTTTTCTGATATAAAATTTGATGACTCTGAACAGCGGTTCGTTGAAAAAGTTTTCTATGGCGAAAATACCCTTGTCACGAGGTCACAACGAAGAGCAACGGGGGGATCTACTTTATTGGCTATCATTGCCTCTTACTATGCCTTGTGTGGAAAGAATGTGATAATGTTGTTTAATAAAAAACATTTAAATGATCATATGATGCGCGGCATATTCCGATCTTTTACTATAAATGGGATTGTCATGGAATACCCCACTAATAAGAAAATAGTATTAAAACATCTTAATTCTAATGAAATGGGGGCCATTGATTTTTTGCATTCTGATAATTTGATAATTTCCATAAAAGGAAGATCATCTGATTATATATTTCTGGATGCTCCCACGGCCTTATCTGATCGAGAGTTGTACGAGATAATGGCTCATTTACGACCATCGGGAAAGATGATAGTAAACAAAATGCCGGAGTACGACCAGAACTACGGTTATAACTACGGTTATTAGCCGGTTGCTAATAAGATTTGCTCATATAAATAAGGTATGAGCAGAAAGAACAACCCATATCTAAAGAAAGCACATGAACCCATTGAACTTGACTTTGATAAATTAGAAGAGTTAAAGAAGTGCTTGCTATCCCCCATTTATTTCATTGAGACTTATGTCAAGATAACACATCCAGTTCGCGGGCGAATTCCTTTTAAGATGTACGATTATCAAAAGGATATAGTCAATAACTATTTAGAGAACAGATACAATATCGTACTATCTGCTAGGCAAACAGGTAAAACAGAAACATCTGCTGCATTTTTACTATGGTACGCCATATTTCATGATGATAAAACCATATTGGTGGTGTCCAAGGATGCTGACAGTGCAATGGAAATCATTAAGAGGATTCAGGAGGGTTATGAGGGTTTACCCAATTGGTTGAAGCCCGGTATACAAGACGATAACTGGAACAAGGGTACTGCCGCGTTTGATAATAGATCACGCATCATTGCTAGATCAACCACAGAAACATCAGGTCGTGGTCTTTCCATTTCTTTATTGTACTGTGACGAATTGGCGTTCGTGAAGGCACATATCCAGCAAGAGTTTTGGGGAGCTATCTCACCAACGTTGAGTACTGGTGGTAAGATGATTATCACCTCCACCCCGAATGGGGATGTTGATTTGTTTTCTACTCTTTGGAAGGGAGCAGAAGCCGGTAGCAATAACTTCTTCCCACGTAGAGTTTATTGGGATGATCCTCCGGGCAGAGATGAGGAATTTAAAGAGAATGAAATAAAGAATATCACTGAACATAGGTGGCGTCAAGAGTATGAGTGTGAGTTCATATCATCCGATAGTTCATTGTTTGACTCTCGTGTGGTTCAGAAAGCAGAAAAGCTGGTTGAGAATATCCCAATTGCGTTCAACATTGAAGAACAGGACTTTTTTAAGCCAATATCTCAAGAAATGACGTACTTGATAGGAGTAGACCCGGCCACAGGAAGTGGTGCTGACTATTCTGTGATTGAAGTATTTGAGTTTCCATCTATGTATCAGGTGATGGAGTGGAGGGAGAATACTGTTAGTGAGGTGGTGTTGTATTCTCATCTGAAGAAAGTTATAGGATTTCTAGAAAAGTATAGTAACGATGTATATTTTAGTGTAGAATCTAATGGGGTTGGCAGAGCAGTGATAGCCTTGTATATGCAGGATGAGAAACCACCGATGTATGCCCATTTTATGAGTGAACCGGGCAAAAACAAGTTGGGCTTCACAACCACAGCCACATCCAAGAGAGATTGTGCTATTCGTTTCAAGAACATGTTTGAACGAGACGAAATGCTTATTTACTCCAAGATGCTGTATAGGGAGATGAAAACATATATTAGAAGGGCAGATGGCTTTCAAGCTCAGAAAGGTTCCACAGATGACTGTATTTCAGCCCTATACGTGATTATCAGAATGCTAGGCGAAATTTCCATGTACGATCCTAGAGCCTACGCTAAGCTCTATAGGTTTGAAGATCAGGCCGAAGGAGACGAGTGGTATACGGAACAAGAATACGAGCAAATGCCGATTCCGGGGGGAGTTCTCTGATATATAATAGTATGATCGAAATAATCATACCTGTACAATTTTTAATAGAAACTCCTTTAGCTGGGCTATATAGTAATACGCTACGGGGGTTTAATACCCCACGGAAGCAAAGTGCTGGACGAGTGCAGATAGTGAAGACAGTTTATATAGCGGCACCAAGAATAAACGCGGTGGGGATTGGAGCTACTACTCGTTCAAGTGCCAAGGAGTATGAGACAAAGATGTTTTTTGATAACATCACATATTTGGGGGGAGATGATGATCAGGCTAATGCCTTTAGTTTTCAGACCCCGGATGATCAGGATTACGTCATTGAACCAGTTGGTTATACTGGTAAAGATGTGAAAGTACGATGCAGTTGTCTTGATTTTTATTACCGTTTTTCTGTATGGAATAATAAAGACGGTAGTTTACTTGGTGACCCACCAGATCCTTATATTAATAAGACTGATAATAGGGAACCAGTCAACCCCACTAGGATACCGGGGTTGTGTAAACATCTTATTGCACTTACGGATAAACTTAGACAAGAAAGATTTCTTCGATAAATTAAAAATAAGTGTTGATAATTATAAGCAGCGTAGTATACTGCTCTAACGTTGGGACATCAACGTAGTATGGATGCTAAATCCTTTACGGGAATATGTTAGACTCTTAAGCAACAAGAATCTTAAGCAACAAGCATAATAAGAAACGAGGAATAAGAAAATGACTAGACGTTCGATTAAAGCCTTGCAAGAAAGGCTTACTAATGAAAGTAAGGAAAGTGGTTCTAATAGTGGATTTTATTACCCCCATTGGAAATTACCTAAAGACGGCATAACCAAGATAAGAATTCTGGAAGATCCAGATCAGGAAAACCCCCTAGTAGTTTACACCGATTATATGGAGCATGTTCTGCATATAAATGATGAGATTACTCGCGTGCCCTGCGTCAAGAACAATGGCAAGGAACAAAGTTGTCCTATCTGTGAAATGTCCCAGAAGTTTTACAAAGCCAAAAACGACGATAAAGGCAAATATTTCTACCGTGATATGTATGCCCTTGTCCGTGGTTTGGTTACAAAGGATGGTCTTGAGTACGGTGAAGATGACGAGCCTGCAACGGGCACAGTCAAAGTATTCAAGTTCAGTTATCAGTTAGCTACTAAGCTAAAATCTGAAATCGGAAAACTTGACGAAGAAGATGTTTTCTGGGATCTGGACGATGGACTTGATTTTATTATCGAGAAGCAAATTCAGCTCAGTAAGGGCGGAAAGGAATATGGTAAGTATGATTTGGGTAGCGGTTTTGCACGCAAATCGTCAAAGATCAAGAAGGGTTGGAGAGAAGGAATTACAGATGAACCATTATCTGCTCTTATTCCAGACATTCCTTCCTATGATGAAGCCGATGAACTCCTTCAGCGGTATTTGAAGGCCGAATTCAATGGCGGTAGTTCAGATGATGATAAGACTGAATCTGAAGACGAATTAATGGATAAGATCAATCGCAACCGTAGAGCTAAGTCAGAAAGCAAGACAAGCACGAGGGATGACGATGACGATAATGCTGATACTGATGATGATAGTGGAGATAAAAGCCCCCTTGATTCCATAGTTGAAGCTGCTGGTGACGATGGTGACGATGACGATGACGGTGATATTCTAGCTCAACTAAGAAGCGAAGATTAAGAAATATCATTGCGTCACACATTCGATTGGGGAGGGGGAAGTTCCCCCTCCTTTTTTTCTTCAATTATAATAACAAAGGAGAATGCCTATGTCGTTTATGGCAGATTACAAAAAGGGGCAAGCTAAAAAAGTCAACATCAACACTCAATTGTTGCCACCGAATTATTTTTTGCATTCCGGCAACTATGCTTTAAACAAGTTGATGTCTGGTAATTTTGCTAGAGGTCTTCCACAAGGCCGTCTTACGATGTTTTCTGGACACTCCAGTTCTGGTAAAAGCCTTGTAGCTGCTAGTTGTGTTGCAAGTGTCCTCAATGAAGGTGGATTTACATTCGTTGTGGATTCGGAAACATCTCTTGATGAAGCATTCATGAGAAATTGTGGGGTTGATGTTGATAACAAAAACTACAACTATATTGGTGTGGACGGAATCCCAGAAGCAACTTCTGAAGTGAACAACATCCTTAAGATGTATCGACAAAGTGGGGAACAAACAAGAGGGTTAATCGTTGTTGACTCACTCAACATGTTGCTAACATCTACCGAAATAGATAAGTTGGATAAGACTGGTGCCATTTCTGGTGACCAAGGACAGCAAGCCAAGCAGATCAAAGCAACCTTGAAAACTTGGGTACACTCTGTTAATAGCCTACCAGTGACTATCATCTGCACACAACAACCGTATGTGCAACAAGATAAGACTTTAGCATATGAGGAACCGTGGGTAATAACAGAGTCATGGAAATTTGCTTTCAGCCAGATCATTATCTTTGAAAAGTTAGTTTTCAAAGAAAAGATTGGTGATAAGAAGGTACACAGGGGTTTCACTCTTAAGAGCAAATCCTATAAAAACAGGTTTGCTCGTGAGAAGCAAGTAGTTAAGGTTGAAATACCATATGATAATGGTGTTGATCCGTTTTCTGGTTTGATTGAGATTGCCGTAGAATACGGTGTTGTTTCGAAGAATGGTGGGTGGTTTACCCCGAAAACCTATGAAGGTAAAAAGTTCCAACAGAAGAAAGCGGAAGCCGATCTTGACTTCATGAATATGCTTCTTGAGGAAATCAAAAAAGTCGATACCGACGACAGGGAAGTTAATGCCAATCTTGATGATTACGTAACTGAGATAACTCCAGAACTAGAAGAAGATATTGGCGAATCCATGCGAAATAAACGCCAAAGAAACGCCAAGAAGAAAAAGGAAGCGGAAGAGACCGACGATAAATCATGAAAATTAAACAATCTATCGAAGAGGAAATAATATGAGAGTAATCAAAGCAGGAAAGGACGTTTGTAAAAGGATATGGGAAGGGACGTGTAGTTGGTGCGAAGCAGTGATAGAGGATGAAGAGGGCTCAGATAGAAATATTAACAAAAATGACCCCCGTTTTCCACCCTTTATAAGAGTTAATTGTCCAAATTGTAGGACCGAAGTTGATTTAAGTTTAACTAAACGAGTAGCGGCTGAGAAAGCCGAAGAGGATTAATACGTGGATAGTCCTATACTTTCTTTATTAAAAACTAAAGAAGCGTTTGAACTACATATCTTGGCGAAGTATCAGGATATACTAGATCGAACGTTTCAGGTTATCTATGAAATTAAAGCCTCAGTTTCGTGGGAAAATATTTACAGGTTCTCTCCAGAAAGCAATTTCATTATGGTGGTTGGATTTGTTATATTAGAAAAGGGGATGTCTTTGGGTGATGCCGGTGAGATAAACGAAGAACTCAAACTATCTGTCAGTTTTACTATACCTTGGACAACACTTGATGATGGCACAACACCTTATCAGATTGCAGACATATCCAGTTCCTTACGTGCTGTTAGTCAGGTTATGGGGCCAAAAGAGTTTGTCACAGGGCTGAAAGACAAGAGCACTACGATGGAGACTCTTCAAAAATACATTCCTGCTGATGTTACAGAAAAACAAGCAAAGGAAGAACCAGAGAACGGGGGGGAAAAACTAGAAAAACGCCCCCATTTTATTTCAACCTTTAATCTTGATGAATTAACTGATGAACAAAAAGAAGCGTTTAACCTTACTATGATGCGGGATACAAGTAAATGAAAGATATACAAAAAGTTAGAGAACAACTGCATCTTCTTAAACTACAGACATTTGAAGATTTAGAAGATGATATGTCAAATCTCGATGATATATTGGAACGGTACCGGGTAATACATAAATCAACAAAAGTTTTGGTTGATATAGAAGGGCAAAACGTGCAGGATGTATTGGCTACCCACCCATCCGAATTTCATTTCTTCATAACCTGCGCTGGTAATATCCGGGCGTTTTTGGATTATCTAGATTTACTTATCAAAAACAAGCGTGGCCGGAAGTATAAGGATATTAAAGGCAATACTCCCCGAGACTTGAATCATGCTGCAATAAATCAACTAATTGACGGGCATGATGACATCTTTGATTTGTTTTCTCGTTACTTGAAAGTTAAAGAGGTTCACGATAAATTCCTTGGTAGAGTAGAGTCTTATAAGCAGCGCGGTTACACACTAAACAACTTGATAAAGGCGTCAGAAACCGGATTTCTTGGCATTAACATATGACAGTAGCCACGATTCATATTAAAGATGAAATCAACATAATTGTTAGAGGTTTGTCAATAGCAGATTATTCTGAACTATCAAACATCTTTGCAGTTTACGCTAAAGGATTTCGTCACCAAGCAAGATACAAATTAGGCCACTGGGATGGTAAGATTCGTTTCTGTGATAAGCAGGGCAAAACGTATGTCAGACTTCTCCCAGAGATTTTAAACTTCTTACGAATTCGCAAATACGGTATCAAATTGGTTGATGACCGGGCTAAGTATAACTTAACTGTTCAGCCCATAGACAACCAGTATTTTCAATGTAGGGGCATTGATATTACGCTTGGTGATCATCAAGTTCGTGGTGTTAACGCCTTGTTGTCGGAAGCTGGGGGGATTTTTGAGGGCGGGACTGGTGCCGGAAAAACGTTAATGGCGGCTGTATTGGCCCTCTTATATGAGGAAGAAAGAAAACTAAGAACAATCATAATTGTACCAACTTCAGACTTAATTGATCAAACCTATGATGAACTAACTAGGGTTGGCGTTGATGTAGGTGTGTATGGTGGAACCAAAAAGGATATTGATCATAAGCATTTAGTGAGTACATGGCAATCCTTACAAAACAATAAGGGGCTGATTGGGCAATACCATATCGTAATAGTTGACGAATGCCATGGTGTATCCGGTCTAGTTCTGCAAGAGATATTAAACAAGCATGGTGCCTGTTGTCGTGTTCGTATGGGGCTCACTGGTACTTTACCCGAAGAAGACATTGACAAAATGGCAGTACGGGTAACAATGGGTGATGTTGTTGAAGGGGTAGAAGCATCTGAACTCATTGCAGTTGGTTGGCTTGCTGAATTACATTTGTATTGCTATTCACTTATAGAGGATTTACGCTCTGAGTATCACAAGTTTTGTGATGAAAACCCGATAGATGCGGCTAAATTAACATACAGAAAATTTAAATCTGAATACTTTAAAGATTACATTGCAGAGAAGAAGTATATACAAAAGAAGCCAGAGAGATTGCAGATGCTGGCTAACCTTGTTGCTAAACCACCCGGAAACTCGCTGGTTTTGGTGCCTAATATAGCCTTTGGTAGGGCAATTACGAAACTTGTACCCAACGCAGTCTTTTTTTATGGGGCCGATTCGAAAGCAGTACGGAAGGAATTATATAAATCATTTGAAGAAGAGGATGATGTTATAGCTATAACGACGTATTCTCTGGGGTCAACTGGATTGAATATCAAGAGGATATTCAATCTGTTTTTGATAGATCCCGGTAAAAGTTATGTACAGGTTATTCAGAGTATTGGTAGGGGATTAAGAAAGGCTTTCGATAAGGTGAGAGTAAACGTGTATGATATACATAGTGACTTGAAATTTTCTCGCAGACATGCTAGTATTAGAAAGAAGCACTATAAAAATAAAAAATACCCATATAAAGAAACGAAAGTTGATTATATGGAATTGATCGGAGAATTGTAATAATGGTTATCTCAGACGAAAATTCTTTCCCCATATTAATTGACAGCATTGATACACCTACATTAACAAACTATTTTTGGGTTCTTCAATTAGCGCTTCATGGTGAAATTGATTTTACCCTCCAAGAATTGGTAATGTTTGAAGAACAGGTAACTCCCACACTAGAGTTCCTCATTGATGGTTATATTGTGGAAGCACCCACAAATTGGAATATTTTAGTATATTCTGAGGAAACAGCACAAGTTGATGTTGCCGAGATTTCAGACTTAACCAGATCAAGATTCACGGCTCTTGTTTACATGCATGAGACTGGTAAAATAATTCCCGGTCCAGTACAAGTGGTCGATTACCACCAAGAGGCTCACATTAGAAGTCCAGCACTAAATAAACATACAATGTTGTGTCATCATGTTGGGCCAGATGGTTGGGTTTGTCTTGCCCCAACAGACAATTATAACAAATATTTAAGGAATACATTAGTTGGTGACCTGATGGCCTAGTGAGGAACGATATGCCTAGAAAGAAGAAAGTAAAACAAGTTACAGTGCCTGAACTACAAGCATTTTTAAATGGAGCCATGGAATTCAACGCTGACAACTGGCTACCAGATGGATCTCAGTGGAAAAGAATTGTTGAAATGATAATGAATCTCAAACCAGAAGAACCACAAGTTGTGGTACAAAATACTGGTGATAGATTATTACCAAAGAGCAACAGAGAGACAATTTTGGATGATAGTAATTTGGGTGATAGTAATTCAAATGCCGCAGTAACAGAGTTTAGGTCCAGCATGGAATCAAGTGCCCCAAAGACTGATATGCGAACGGATAATACCGAAGAGCTTCATTCTATAGTAGAGGGAAAGGATGAGAATGGTGTAATTAGCTCTGGGAAAAAATTTAAAACTAAAAATCGTGATGATTCAGACGGTATGCAAGAGAGTGAATATAAATAAGTATGAATTTAGGAACATTCAACACTAAATTAAATGACCGTATCCTTTTCGGTGATGGGGATTCCGTTGTACCGATGGAATTCCTGTATGACCATATATTGAAAGGACAGCCAGCGTCAGAAGTGTTTGTTTCTAAACAAGATTTTGAATCAAATGAGGTATCTACTTATAACGATAAGTTCCCAGAAGACAAGGTAACATTCAAGCATAAGGTAAATGACGTATCTCTCGAATGGAATATCCCAGAAGAATACAAGACTCTTGATATCACGCAGTATGTTTTGGATAAACTTAAGGCTGAAGATAAAGAGAGAGTATTTACAGAAGACGAATTAAAATTACGATTCTACCGCTCTAAGATGGAATTGAGACTCTGGGAAAAAAGAAATCTTAATGATATGTTGCGTACCTTAATTTTTATAGTAAATACCTTTGAAGAAGAAAATGTCGTATGGGGTACGGGTAGAGGAAGTTCTTGTGCATCATATATACTATATCTGGTCGGATTACACCAAGTGGACTGTGTGGAGCATGAAATAGATATTGGTGAATTTTTCCGCTAAGATATTGAGAATAAGAACGAGGTCTTGAAATGGTAAAAAGAAAAGCAAGAAGCATACGTGGGGAAGTTGTTGACTTTGACTTGCTTAAAGTCAAGCAGAGTATTGAAGGCCGCAGAAAGCCAGAAAGTGCAGAACTACGTGAAAAATATATTGATATACGTCGTCGTCGTAACCCACGCCGTAACGTATCTGATTTGGTTAAAGAACAAAACAAAAACGCAGCAGATGCTAGAGATAAGATAGAACAGAGCAAACGTAATGCGTTGAAGGCTGCTAAAGAAGCCAAGAGTAAGGCCGATGTGGTGGAAGTGGCCGATGTGGTGGAAGTGGCCGATGTGGTGGAAGTGGCCGATGTGGTGGAAGTCCCGGCTGAAATGGGGAAATCCGTAGTTGAACCAGATTCAACGGCAACTGCGAAGCCAGTAAAAAAGATTGTAAAAAGAACTCCGAAAAGTAAAAAATAAGGATTTATTATGGAAGCAGTAGCACTGTCTGAATTGGTCCCGATTCATAACCAGATTATTTTTGAATTTATTGAAAAAACCAGAGGTGGGCAGTTTGATTCGGTAACTTCTAGCGGTGTTATAATTCGCCAAACATCTGATAAACAAGTTGATTATTGTAGATGGGGGAGAGTTTTAGCTGTCGGCCCCAAGGTTACTGAATTTGAAGAAACCCAGATTGTCCTTATAGAGAAATTGTGTTGGACCAGCGGGTTTAAAGTTACCGATAAACAATATTGGATCACAACTGATGAAAAAATTCTAGCTATTTGGGACGATCTTCATAATCTACCATCATAAGTTCTTATATCTAGTGGGGTAGGTGCAAACCAACTTGGTTGTGCCTAATTTCTGATATATATCTATATGAGAGCTTATATTTTTCCCTCCATTGTTATGATCACTGCCCTGTCCCTTGCTTTTGGGGCAGCTTTGTTTACGGTACTTGGTTTTCGTGAATTATTTGAACCAACCTTGAAAATAACATACATGGCAGCAACCATTGAAGTTGGTAAAATAGTTGGCGTATCTGTCATTTACCAACTCAGAGACATACTTAGTATGCTTTGGAAAGGTATAATATTCAGTATGATCATTGTAGCCATGGCAGTCACGTCGATGGGTGTGTATGGTTACCTCTCAAGTTCTTATCAGAAAGACTCATTATCCATCACACAGAACGATGCCCGGTTAACACTCCTAGACAACCGTAAGACGGTTTTAACTGATAGGTTAGCCGGTATGGACCTACAAATAGCAAACGTCCCAGAAACCTATGTAACGAAGCGTATGGAGCTGATTGGAACGTTTAAGCCTGAACGCCAATCTATTTTAGAAGAATTGGATGATTTGGGACAGAAAAAACTTGACTTAACCTTGGAACGTATTGAAGGGGAAGCAGAGTTTGGTGCTATTTTACTACTCTCTAAGACCATAGAGGGCCTTGAATCTGGTAAAGCCATGCTGTATTTCATTCTGGCTGTCATTTTTATCTTTGATCCAATGGCAATATCCTTGACATATGCTGCCAACGTGGGTTATTATAATGCCGTGAATAGAGCTAAAGAAGAAAGAGAAGTTCCAGAAAGGGACGATAATGGGGAACTTATATCCAAACTAGATTCTTTTATAGAAAATGCCGAAGTTGAAAATAAAGAATCAAAAGAAGCCATAGCGTCAATCGCCAGTTCAGTTGAGGATGTATCCACAGAATTAACTGATTTTAAGCAAAGAAAGCCTACTCCAGACAAAAGATCATCTGTTGTTGATGGTATGAGAAAACAACCCAATAATCAAAATTCTTGATTTTTATTTCTTTTTCTAGTATACTCTCCCTACTTAACAGGACAAAACTATGCCAAACAGACTTTGGGTTGAAGTGTATCGACCGGAAGAGATTGCCAATTATGTCTTTCAGAACGAATCCCACAAGGAAAGGTTCACTAAATTCATAACGGAACAATCCATTCCGCACCTTCTTTTAAAGGGACACCGTGGTACCGGTAAGACCACCTTGGCCTTTATTTTGAAGAACGAATTGGGTATTGCCGACGGTGATTTCAAAATATTGAATGCATCTGATGATAATTCTGTTGACACCATCCGTAATAGTGTTAAAGGATTTGCGCAGACAATGCCGCTTGGTGATTTCAAGATAGTCTTTCTTGATGAAGCTGATTATTTGACACCTAATGCACAGGCAGCATTACGCCGAATGATGGAAGAATACGCGGATACTGTTCGTTTCATCTTGACCTGTAACAAGCCGCACAAAATTATCCCAGAAATTAAGTCTCGTTGCCAAGAGTTTTTGTTTAACGAGTTCAATAAAAGTGATATGAAAGTACACGCCTACCATATTTTAAAAAAGGAAGGTATTAAGAATATCAAAGCAGAGGTCATTGAAGCGCATGTTGATGAATGCTATCCCGACATGCGTAAGCTGTTAATGAACATGGAAGGCAACATTATTGATGGCGAGTTAGTGGAGTCAATGGATGTTGATGATACAGCCCGTCTTATGATAAATGTTGTTGAGCAGCTAACTAAAGGGAAATGGATGGAAGTACGAGAGAACATCATTCAAAATGTAGAGAGTGGTGAGTGGGATGATATTTACAGATTCTTGTATGATAACATAGATCAGGTTGAAGGGTTTGATGATATAATGAATTGGAAGAAAGCTATCATAATCATTGCTGACTATATACGATTCAATCAACAAGTCGCTGATCCTGAAATAAACTTCAGTTCTTGTATGATAAAACTATCAAACATTTTGGAGTAAATTGCAATGTCTCTCTATGCTGATATAACTAAAGATGGTCTAGTATTAAAAGTAGACGAGGAAGTGCTTGGAACCTATATCTCAGTGCAAGACTTCGTTGATAGGGTTTCCGATGATCTTCCTGATGATCCTGATACCCGCATGGTTTGCTCATCTTCACTGGATTGGCCAGAAGATTACACAGATGACCTTGACATTATTGAATTAGCTGATATGATAAGGGGCAACAACGTATCAGGTCGTAACCCAGAATTTAAATCGTTTTAAGGAAAAATATATGGCATATTTCAGAGATGTGTTTTGTCAGGAGTGTCATCAAACCAAGGAGATGTCTGTTGGTAGTGGGCAATTTCCTACGATGTGCCATGAATGTGAAGAAAAGGTTGCCGAAGAAAAGGTACAGGCCCATCTTGCTGAGATGCGAAAACTCACCACTGAAGAAAGGATTGAGCGACTTGAACGGTGGGCATTTACATATAAGCCACCCATATCAATTTATGATATGACATTTTAGGGGTTGATATGAGTGGAATAAAACAGTTAATGGAAGAAGTGCTTAATGATCACAGCGCGACACGTGTTATTGTTAAGACGCTTGTTGATAGGATAGATCCGACAGTACCCTCCACCGAGGTGGAAGGGAAGGTTTTGGCGCTTTACAAGAGTCCATTTCGTCGTGAGTTCAGGTATATTCTTGATGCCAATGACGAGTTAATTATAGATGATAGTGGCGATCAAGCAGCTATGACCCATGTACATGATTGGGGTAGAATATCACAGACGGAAGCCTCAGAGGAACTTCAAAACGCTGTGGGTGATCTTATAGCAAAGGCATTGACCTTGTATTGGGATCTACATGCCGAGGAAAATGAAACAGATGACTGATGTACGATTAGATGAAGATCAAGTGGCAAAGGAATTAGCAGATATTTCGAAGTTTGCCGATAAGAACCAACGATTGTCATGGCGTAGAAAGAAAACCAGAATGGAGACTCTTCTTAGAGAGTTAGAACCTCTTAACGAGGAAGCCCTCCAGTTAGTATTAAAGAAACAACCTATTCTAGATAAGATTCAGGTGGTTCGGCAAAAAATGATTCTTGAATGCGTTCATCCTCTGGATTATTTGGTTCATAGGGGGAGGCATATTTTGTGCAAGTTCTGTGGTAATAAAATACACCCCAAGAGATGACCGGTTACATGACCGGTTTGAAAGCCCCTAATGTTAGATAAAAGCAACATAAGGGGGATTTATGTTGCTTTTATCTAACATTTCATGTCCGGTTAAATGCCCACTATTATTGGCATTTTGATACGAAAGAGAGTAAATGGCAAACAAAGTTGACATTTTCGAAGTTCTTAAAAGGATAGATGCCTTTGACCTTGCTTTCTTCAACAACCTAACCGACGAAGAAAAGAAAGGCATTGCACCATATACTCTTATGCTGTGGATGGCCGGTTGTAAATCTCCCATACAAATACGACAGCTCAATGCGTTTATGAACTCGTTGATATTTGAGATGCCCTCAGTGCACCGTGACTTGTTATATAAACTAGCGTGTATTTCTAGTGATGGGAAACCAAAGAGATACAAGTGGGTTAAGAAAAAGACTAGCAGTAAAAAATATGCTGCGTCTGTTGATACCCTTCGGAGACATTATCATTGTAGTACAGCAACAGCGTTGGGATACATCCCATTAGTTGATCATGATTTTGTTAGAACAATAGCGGAGGGTTTGGGCGAACAAGAAGATACACTGAAGAAAATTAAAAAAGAGTTAGCATGAAGGTGATACTATGAGAGGAGAATTACGATTAGTCGAGTGCAAAGTCGGAGATGCATGGGTTAAGATAAGGCTAATGGACATAAAGGGAGGGGATACTTTTAGAATGTTTGAGGGGATAGAACCAGTTGGTAATCCAGATGGAATGGTAGCTGTAAGTGATGGATATAGAAACATTGATGGTCAACCCACAATTGAAATAATATCAAAGTAAAAGAATAACAATGAGTTATATGGAATGCCAGCACTGCCTCAAGAAATATGTGAAAGAGGCAGCATTTAAGAAGCATGAATGTGAGCAGATGAAGCGTCACAAGATACTGCGTTCAACGAAGGGAATAACTGCGTGGGAAGATTACTCCACATGGTTACAACTTAAAGGACGCCGTAACTATGGTCAGGATAGGTTTGTAGACTCAAGAGTTTTTGTGCCGTTTTTTAGGTTCGTTAAATTTGCCGCTAAATTTGCTCTTCCAAGTAAGAAAAAATTTATGGAGTACATGGTTAAGCTGGACGTTCAGCCTAAGGATTGGTCATCTAATCTAGTATATGATCATTTCATATCTGAATATGAAAACCTGTTAACACCAGAAGAACAAGCAGCGGTTACCATTGAAACTGTATTTGAATTAACCCGCATATTTGAGTGCGAAGCCCATGAGATTTTCGTATATATTGAACCATCGTCGCTGATTCAGATTATACAGGCCAAGAAAATGTCCCCTTGGATACTTCTATTTTCAAGTAAGTTTCTTGGGTTTGTCAAAAACGAAATGACCCGTGAGCAACGCATTGTGTTGGGGAAGTTCATGGATTTTGATAAGTGGGATTTGATTTTTGAAAAACAACCCAAAGAAATGGAAAAAATGAAAACTTATGTTAAGGCATTAAAGCTTTAAATAGGGTATACAACCAACAAAAGAGAACAACAATGGCAGACGAAAATAGAGAACTTCCGTGGGACGATATTAGTATGGCCCGTAATCTGTTGCTGACCCAATCTGATTGGACACAGTTACCAGATTCGTCGTTATCGAAATCTTGTGTTACAGCGTGGCGTCTTTGGAGAAGGGAAGTACGAAAGATTGATAAAGAACATTTCAATCGTCGTTTATCTGCCGTTAAAAGGTTAACCAAACTGAAGATGACCAAGCCAAAACTTGAATATACTGAAGATGAGGTGTATTTTGAGAAAGAGGGGCCAATTATCTCCAGAATTGACGTAAAAAGGCAAATGTTGGAGATATTAGCCGAAATAGAACAAGAAAATACCCCTCAGGAGCCCATACAAGAGAATACCCCTCAGGAGTCCATAGAAGCCCCTATAGAGGATTATCTAGACACTATAGATGATATCAAACTTGGAAGGAAATACGCTCAGAATGAAGCTGAGGAGGCGTATAAGAAGAAAATATGTGCAAAATCGCCTGCAATTGAAATAAACGTATTATATGCGGAGCGTTTAAGCGAAGCCATTGATTTTTTGTCTGGAGTAGGCTCAAATTTTCCATTATTGGAGTTATTGTCTGTAACCTTGGATAAAAATTTAGACAGCGTGGCCACCCGCATACTTAAAACCCATAGCAATACTATTAGCAATTTTGTTTCCATTGAGAGTGACTATATTGATGTGTTGAAACAAATCAAGGAAGCTCGTACAATACCCAAACTAAAGAGAATACTAGAAGAATACAATGGACATTGATATTGACATAGCCCCTGACCATGATCCACAAAAACTATTTCCCACTGTCATACGAGCATCAATGCTGGAAGAAGGGGGGGAATTAAAACAACACCCGGTGGGATATTATTTTCAAACCATTCCCGTGGATGTAATAACTGGGCTTGCTGCAATACCACACAAACAAACTGAGGATTTGGGGTATTTCAAGACAGACTTCTTGAAACTCTATATCCTTAAACAATTCAGATCAAAGGCAGAAATGCGGAGACTTCAGAGAGAAGAACCCAATTGGAAATTGCTTGAAGATCCAGAAGTTGTAAAAAACTTGTTTCACCTTGGAAAGCATTTTAAATTGGTTAACACTGTTCGCCCCACGTCAATCCAAGAAGTTGCAGACGTGTTTGCTCTAATTCGTCCTAACAAAAGACCACTCTTGTATAAATACATTAAGAACCCGGAGAGATATAGGGAAGAACTGTACACTAAGAGGATGCCGGAGGATATGAGAAAATCTCATGCCTTCGCATATGCTCTTACAATAGTTCTACAACTCCACTTAATAGAGCAAGGTAGATATGAGATCGTTAAGGACAATTCTAGAGAACATTCAAGAAGCGAGATTGAATCTGGATAACACCCAGAAAGCGGCAGTCGCCTATATCGGCACAGCGCCCACACCCCAGATGGCATATTCTATTGTAACTGGTGCCAGAAATTCTGTAGCAGCAAGAGACAGCCTAGACTTGGCCGGGTATGTCACTGTAGACGATAAGAACAAGACCGCCGCATTAACCCCACGTGGGAAAGAGATATTAACATCTGAAAACTTAGTAGATGATATGGGTGAACTGACAGACCGTGGCAAAGCATTGCTTGATAAGTACATGGCAGATAGAGAAGAATGGCAAAAGTTCGAATCCTTTAAACATTTCGTATAATTCGTTTACGTACAACTTCTATACCTTTTGGTACTTCTTTCCTTTTTCTTTTCCTGACTTTACTAGGTCCACCCATGTTGAATTGTGGAAGTGGCCCGATTACTCTCGTTACATAATCCAAAGGGAATGCCCTCAATATGGTCTCTGCCTGTGCTAACATGCCTCTCTTTGAAAACTCAATGGATATAGGATAACGATCACCGTTAGAATGGAACCAATCAAAGGCCGTCTTGATTAGTAGATCTTCGTTAAATCCTTCAGGACCACAAAGGTCAATTACATATCCGTATATGTACTTCTTTGTCACATTATCAATGATATTTAAGAAACTTTCATCGTTGAAGCGTATGAGCGTAATGAAATCGTAACCTTCGTAATCACTTGGATGTTCTTCTATTACTAATGGAAATTTCTTGCTCATTTAAACTCCTATAATATCATACAATTAATATCTATAATAGTTTCCAAGGAAAGGTCTTATTTTCAATAGTGTAAAATAAAAGATGACAAGCCATTTAGCATAAATATAATTAAGTTGGGGCATCAACTATTGTGTTAGATACTGTAAGTCGAGAAGTTTTGCAAGTATTGTTTGACCGCAGAAAAGCCATACAAATGGCGTATGTCAATAGATATATTGAAGGATAAAATTTATGAAACCCACAAGGTTCTTTGAGCTATTACGAAGCAGACGGTTTGAACTGACTGATAATAAGTTCAATCCAAACGCTGAATCAAACCCATTTATTGGAAAGAAGGGCAAAATGGCAATGCTTGCCAGTTTGTCTAATGTTGACGATGACGATGATGAGGGTATGGATGAGTTCGTAAGAAAGAGGGGAGCCCGACAGGGGCTTGATAGGGTTTCACGAGCACATACCGGTCCACACTCTGGTGTTATGGCCAGCCGTTACGATAATATGGTACGTGATATAGATGATCTTGATTATGATGAAGAGGAAAATCATCGTAACCCAGCAACACGTAATTTCTCAGATGATTATCCACAAGATTTTGAAGATAACGAAGACGATCTATATAAATCAACCAAAGACCATTCGTATGAACGTAATGAATTCAATGATGAAGAAGACATAGATGACTTTGATGCCGACGCTGGTTGGAAGTTCATGCGTCAGCTTAATGCAGAAGCTGGTGAAATGGACTCAGACGATGATAATTTCAAAATCAATTTTGGCAACGATAAGATGGGTGAAATAAATACGGTTAATGGTTTTAATCCTGAAAAGGGTGATGATGTAGATAAGATGGGTGAAGAGGAAACGGAACAAGAGGAAATGGGGCAGGATGACATGAACCCAGATGAACATGAACCCGAGGAAGAGAAAGAGGAATCAAAATTCGAAGGTATTGTACGGTCTATCAAAGGTGCCAATCTAGTAAGTAAGAAGCAACAAGCCGATGAAACTTTTACAGAAGTTTGGATCTATAATGTTGGTAAGAAATTCTCCGATGAAGCAGGTATTCGTAAGGGAATTTTATCTGGAACTGACATTGATCCTACCAAAAACTTCTCCGAGGATGGGTCACAGGAAGCAGTAATCTCTTCCCTTGGTAATGTTCAATACTTAACATTGACAGGAATTCCAGATTAAGCTTGCATTGTTTTTTATAATGTGATATTATTTTTATCTTCAGGAGATAATGATAATGATAAAAGAATTCTGGACTTCAATAGTTAAGCAATTTCGTCGGCTATTTAAAATCCAACCCCCGGTCCCGGCAGCAGATGCCGAAGCTCTCAAAACACTTCATGATGTGACTGTTCAATCGTTGTTAATGTATGCAACCGTAGCCACTAAATATACTAAAACCATTGCGGAAGCCAAAACCAATCATAAGAGAGATTTGTATGAAAGGAAGTTTAACAAAATTAAGCCGAAATTTCAAGATGAACTTGCTCGGTTGCTTCAGATAGAACAAATCATGAAAGACAACAAAATAAAATTAGAAAAGTCTTCAAATGTGAAATTACAAGAAATCCTTGATACCGCAGAAGAAGCTGAGAGAATAAAAAGGGGCATTAAAAAATGATCATAGGCATTTCGGGGGCACAAGGGCAAGGAAAATCAACGCTCATTCAAGCGGCCATTGAAAAAGATAGTAGGGTAGTTGATTCGAAGTTACAGACATCACGCCATTTATTAGAAAATTGGAACTATAGTTTACCAGAAATAAACAAATACCTTCCTCTTAAGATCAGGTTTCAAGAAAATCTCTTGCTCAACCATATACAGAGTTTACATGGTTTTCTTCAACAAGAAAACACTATTCTTGTAGAACGTACCTTTGCTGACATTTTTGTATATGCCCTTGTATCAGTTGGACCATTCAATGAATACTCTGATTGGTTAAACAATTATGCCATGGAATGCCAAGCAGCGCAACAGAGGCTGTTTGATTGGTCTATATACTTATCGGGGAGAGATTATATTCCCGAAGAAGACAACGTTAGGTCTGTCAATCCACACTTTACCGCTATGGTGGATAGCCTAATTAAAAAATACACTGTGGAATTCAGTATGGGTAAGGGTGCTGAAATCACGGTAGCATATTTAAATGATCGAGTGAAGTCGTTACTAGCTCGTATAGAATAGGAATAATTATGTCATCAGGCACACCTATAAACAGAATATTAGCAATGGATTGTGAAACTAGTGGAATATGCTGGGAAGCAAACAAATCACATTCCAATAAAACTCCAGCAACCGGAGTACAAGCTGTATCTTGGGGATTGGTAGTTGCCGACACTTCAGATTATAAGCCCATTGCTCAGATATATAGAGAAATAAAATGGAATGGCAAATCCCTCTGGGATGTTAAGGCTGAAAAGGTACATGGTCTATCTAAGGAATACCTAGAAGAACATGGGGTGGATGAAGAAGACGCCTTGATAGATATGGTTGAGTTCATCATGGAACACATAGGTGTCAAAAAGCCATTATATTGCCTTGGGCATAATTTAGTATCATTTGACATACCCTTCTTCAAAGACATGCTATACCGCTACGGAATCAAAGGAATTAAGTTCGGCCATCGCCATTTTGACACTTTTGCCCTATCAATGGGCACTGTTAAACAGTTTGATTCCCCGACGTTATTCAATCGTCTTGGGCTGAAAGATAGAAAGACACACAATTCTCTTGAAGATGCTTTACTTTCTCTGGAAGTTTATCGGCGTATAAGCATAGCATGGGAACAAATGCTGAAAGGAAAATAAACCCACCAAAAGCGTAACATCTTTAATCCATTGGGGTAAATACTAATATAATAACTATAAGTATCAGAGCATGGATAAAGATGTTAAAGCAGAGTTGGATTCTCTTAGAGACGAAATCAACTCCATAAAAGATAGTAATAATCGACAAGTACGTGTTATACGTGAGACCACACGTCGCCTTAACCTTGCTCTTAAACAGCTAAGAACAGCTAGAAATGAAATCAGGAATGCAAAGTATAATATTTCTGCTTTGAGTTCCAAAGTTTCCAGATAGTAACCGGAGAGCATAATGATAAGTATGATCCTTAAAATGTTTGGGGGCAACCAAGCTATGGCTATTGGGGCCGCAATTTTACTTGCTGTTGTAGGTGGCTATATTGGTTTGCTTAAATGGGACATACACAGTCTTAAAGCTGACAAAGCTAAATTGAAAGTACAGGTTGTTGAGTTGAAACTTGATGTGGAAAGGGAGAAGGCTAACACTCGTGAATGTATTGGTAAGATCGAATCAACAAACAACCATATCAATGATTTGAAGGAAGCAAATACTAATCGTACTGAAATAATTGGTATGCTGGAAGATAATATTAAGGCTGTCAAGGAAGTCACGGAAATACGTGTTAATGAAATAGAAGCCATTGCCACCCCGATCAACTGTGAAGAAACCATGGCTCTGTTGAGAGGGGGAATAACACAATGAGAATTTTATTTCTAGTAATTCCAATCATTTTATCTATTGGCTGTGCCACGAAAGAACCTAAAGTTATCACAAAGCATGAGTACCATGATGTTTTGGTGCCTGTATCAAATGTGCCTGTTCCACCAAACACTGATTGCCCCATTGATGCCCTTAAGGTTATAAATCGTGATGTAAGTGACGGTGAGGTAGCCAAGGCATACAGAATTGCTATCCTACAGTTACGTGACTGCTCAAATCTTAGACAAAAGGTCATTGATAAGTATAGAGAAATAGCTAAGGAAGATGCAACTAAAATAAATGACATGGAAACTATTCCTGCTTCTGCCTCTGTACCGTTTGGTTCTTCTGGCCCGATAGTAAACCCGGCATCTGTTGATGGTGATATTGATAGAGCCCATGTAGAATTAGATCAGGCACTTGCTGAATTTAATGCCGTGGTGGATTCTGCTGCAAAAACACTGAAACAGAAGGTTAATGATAAATATAAAGGACTAGAAAGGGTTAGTGCACCAGTAAGTGCATCAGAACCAATAGTTACCCCATCATCTGGTGGTTTTAATAGTGAGTATCCAGAAGATGAATTAAGGAAGGAGCTTGGTCTTGGGCCTGCTGGTAGTGCTGCTCCAATGAGTAGTGCTCCACCACCGAAAACGGGAAGCAATGCCTTTGATAGTATAACATCAGAATTTACTGATCTATCTGGGAAGGATTACAAAATAGAATGAGAATATTTGAAGAATATACGAAGAAGGAAGGCCAAATTATCCTAGATAGTTATGAGCACCCGGATGGTACTAAGTTTTACTGGCTCATGAATGAAGCTATGGGCAAAGTATCGTTCGCCACCAAAAGTAAAGCCGGTATCAAAGGATTCAAAGATTTCTTGAGTAAGCACCCGTATATGACAGGTATGGCAGTTGGTGTTGGTATCAATGCCCTTGATTCCTATCGAACTAACAAAAGATTAACAACTAGATTTTTTGCAAATAACCAAATTGAACGTGACCTTTACAGAAATGTAGCAAAGGATTTAGTTAATACCGGTAAATATACCATGGTAAAGAATGGCAAGCGAATTGCCAATGGCTGGCTCTGGGAACTCAAGCGCAAGGGGCTATACTGATGAGACATTTATTGGAGATCATGGAACTGACTGAAAATAAAAAGGAAGACGAGAAAAGAGCAGTTTTTAAAGAAACTGATCCCGAGGCCCCGTTTCCTAATGATACCATGAGCGCCCTTAAACGAGAAATTAATACCGGAGCTAAAGATTTGGAGACACAGTGGGAAAATGCTCTAGCTCTTATAGACCACGCATTTAAAATACTAGAGATACCAAAACCGCGTCCAAGCCAAAAATCTAGATGGAATCAGCACACTACTTTGATTGCTGATTCAGTTAAACAATTATATGATGCCCGTGGGTTAGAAGGTAGTTGGAGAACTACTAATACATGATATTATGGATTTAGATATAGAAACAACCCTTATCAATAAATAGAATAAAGAACAGAGGTTTCGTACTATGGACAAACAATTACGCAGATTACTTGAGTTATCCGGGCAACTTGGTAAAAATGAAATCGTGAAAAATCTTCAGGAAAGCCATGGTGACTCCGAGTCTTTAGACCATCAAGGTCCATTAGTTGGTCTTGAAGGCCCGTTCACGATGAAAAATGGCCGGGTTGTATACTATAACATCAATGAACAGAAGTATTATGACCGTATTACTGAACAATATCTTAATGAAAATGAAATAACAGCTTTGGAAGATGACACGCCGTTTAATAATGGTGTAATACTACATGCTACTCGTGGTGAAGAGAAGATTAATCTTCGTTTGGAAGGTATGATGGCAATGCTCCCCATGGCAACTATGTTGAGAAGGAATGGCTATGGTAACTTCGAAATGACAGGAGAAGATGGAGAACGTGGCTCAATGCCTGACATGGATGACGAAGATCCAGATATGGACGGTGAGCCCGATATGGATCGTGCGGAACCAGATATGGAACCAGAACCAGACACAGATGTTGATATGGATGATATGGACGGCGGTGATAGCCATGACGCTAAGATGGATACTCTTGCTGCGAAGGCAGAAGAACTAGCAGACCTAGCTAAAGATGTTGCAAGTGATGGTGAGAAGGAAGAAGAACCGGAGATGGATGTGGAACCCGACATGGAACCTGAGATGGAACCCGATGCGGAAGAGCCTGATTTGGGTGATGAAATGGGTGACGCAGAAGATGATGGGCCTGAGATGGAAATGAGAGACGGAAGAACTGAAAAGAGAACACCATCCTTATCCAAAACTTGGGACAAATCCAACAAAAGGCGGCTGAATGTAAAAGATCGTCAAGAACGTAGAAAAGATCTGACTCGTTTCATGGGTATAAAACCAATATCATCTATGGGTTTACGTAGAGAAGGTGAGGAAGGCGGAATCATAAGTAGCCTCATTGCCGAAAACAGCCCCGACGGTCAATGGCACTCAGACACCATGAAGAAACTTGCCGGATATTCCGAAGATGAACTAAAGTTTGTCATTAAGGATGCTGGTGAAGCAGGCGAGTTAGCTGATAAGATGGGCAACGAAGAACAATCCGGCAAGTATGCGGATGAAATTCATTACGCAACCATGGAACTTAGAAAGCGTCAACAGGCAGCTATGGGTGAAGGCGAAGAAGTGGACGAAACCACGGAACATAAGAAAGGTAGTAAGCATACTAGTGCGTGGAAACCAACTTCAGCAGAAGATAAGAAATCATCAAATAAGGGTAGTCGTAAAGACGCCAAAAATGTTATACGTAACGACCTTAAGGAAGAGGAAGAACTTGAAGAACGTGCTCTTTCTGATGATGAAACAGCCAAGCTAGACCGCCTCAAGAAGAAGCATGAAGGTGGACCAATGTGGAAAGGTATCGTGGATGAGTATGGTGAAGAAAAGGGCAAAGATGTTTTCTATGGCAAATTAACAAAGATGGCTAAGGAAGGTGTGGAAGAACTTGAAGAGGAAGTGACCGAAGACGACGTGAGGAAGGTAATGGCCCAGCAAAAGAAGGAGGCACTTGCTAAGTATGCTAAGTCAAAGGACGCTGCTGACGCAACTGCCGCACGTAAGACCGGTGCTACTTCTGCCGAACTACAGAAAGCCGTTGATACTAAGGTTGAAGAAGCTGTTGATGCTACTTTTGTTGACAACAGTTCTATGCCAGCCAATGCTGTCGATGATATGGTTCAAAAGGCAGAGCGCACTGGTCAAGCTGACCGCGTTGGCACCAAGAACAAAACACCGGCTGAAGTGATGACGGCCATCAACACACGTATCAAAGAACTTGAAGCAGCAATTGACAGATATGACGAGAAGGGCTTCAATGATGGTGGTGTCAAACCTAATGCAATAGAGGCTCTTGAGAAAATTAAAGAGCATCTGCAAAAGAATGACCATGAAGGATTCATGGCAGCACAAATATACTTTACTACGCTGATGAGCCCAATTTGGGATTTGCTACCAGCACAAATGGTAAATTATCTGGCAAAGGGAAGTGACAGCGAATAATTGTTCTTTAACAACAGAGAATTAAAAAGGGGCCTTATGGCCCCTTTTTAATAAATATCTTTTATGGAATATCTTGTAGTTGGTACTGGTAGAAGTGGTACAGGGTTTATGAGTAGGTTACTTACCATGAACGGTATTCCCTGTGGGCATGAAAAGGTTTTTAAAATTAGACTTCCTAATGTAGATTATGCAGAATGTATAAGATCTACACGTTTGAGGGGAGAAAGCAGTTGGCTTGCAGCACCTCATTTGGATGATATTAAAACATCTATGGCACCAGATTTACAGGTTATACAAATTACCAGAAATCCTATAAAAGTGATTAAATCATTTATTGCGTTGACGGTTAATACCAGTAATACAAATAAATCATTTGTTCCATACATTCCATTTTTAGAAAGTGATGATATGTTTGATGTACTAATACAATATTATATTTCATGGTATCGTTTTATTGAAAAACACGCTGAAATCACATTAGATATAGATAACTTTGATTATGATTTATTATCATCATTTTTAGGAAAACCTATGAGACATCTAGATGAAATTATTAATACAAAAGATAATCTTAAAAAGGTAAAAATTAGTTGGGAAGTAATAGAATATGCTATTCAATCATCCTACAAATACCCTGAATTGAAAAAACTGTGTGAAGAATATAATTTTGTTGTTTAATAGAAAAGGGGCCTTGTGGCCCCTTTTTATTTCTTCTTGGAAGTTTTTCTAATAGCGTCCTTAACTATTTTATTTTTCTTACGGCGTTCATTAAGTTTTTTCATCCCCTCGATTTCATCAAAGAATTTATCCGGTTCTTGTGTTTCCATAACATCTATGGCTATTTCTGAGGAAGGTGTTTCCTTTGGGTTATTGATGGAGGACAATATATCTTTAACCCTTTGGTTGGGATCAATAGTATCTTCAATAACCTTTTCTTTCTTTTTGGTAGACGGTTTTTTAGTTTTTGCTCTTTTGCTTGGAACTGGTTTCTTTTTAACAGCCGTTACTTCCGGGGTTACTACTGGGGGTGCCTCTACGGTAACTTCTATAGTAGCCTCTATGGGTGTGTCATCAACCTGAACTTCGTCCTTTTTAGTTTCCTCTTCGGTTGTAGGTTTTATTTTAGAACGAACACTCTTTGGCAATTCAGTTGGATATATGGTAGGAAACTTTCTGTTTTGAAATTTTTCTTCAGCAAGGTCTTGTTTTGATTTAAAGAATGGAAATTTATCTCGATGTTCTGCTCTTTCCGCAATTATTTTCTTAACGGTATTGATGGTTTGTATTGGTGCCTTCCCATCATCCTCGTTTTCGTTCGCCAACGCTTTATCTTTCTTTACTACTTTCTCTTTCTTTGCTGGTTTTTCTTTAGCAGGCTCCATTTCTACTGGAATTCCAGAAACTTTTATGATTTCAGCAGAAACAACATTAAGTTTACCAGTAACAGGCTCAAAGAAGAATTCATCTACAACTACGCATAAAGAAAACTTGTACGAACCATTAGGTATCAACCCTTTAGGTATAGTAACAGACCATTTTCTATCTTCACCCTTTACACAGTTAACATTATACCGTATACCGGATGATATCTCTGTTTGAAAAGAAGCTATGCTAGAACTCAAGTCCACACCAGTGGCAGTCATCTCAAATTCGAACGTGCTATCGATTTTTGAACTTATGGTTATGTTTTCCATTAATTGCTATTCTTTTTTGTAAATTGTGTCGTTATATTCTTGAATTTGCTCTTAAAATTTGTAATGCTTACACCCATATTTTGTAATGTTTTGTTGATAAAATTGGCTATTTCCACTATCTTATCACTTCCTTCCTTACTAACTATATATTCCCGGTAGATATCATTTTCCCCCATTTTAACCGTTATACACACAAGCTTCTTAAGCTCTTGTTTTTCATCATCGTCATCCCTGTGAATAGGAAATGGTGCGCCAACCCCACCGGGCCTCATAGGATTTACGTCTCTTACCTCGATAAAAATTTTAAGACGAAATGGTCCTAATATCATGGCAGTGCAATCACCACCTAGACCATTGGTAAGTATACCACCCAAAGAATCAGCCATTATTGTGGTACTCTTTCAGCAACCTCATCCACACTTGGTGAACCTGTACCGTCTAATAAATCAAATACCTGTAACGGTGTCAATCCATCATCATCAAATACTGTCAAGGTTTTAGCCAATTTATCTATTTTAGTCCTATTTGACTCATACTTAAGTAATGTTTGAACCAAAATAATTGCACTATCTACATCAATTCTTAATGCCGTGGTATCTGCTTGTGTAGCGGCAATCACAAATCCCAATGAACCAGCAGACAAGTGATCAGTGACCGTTTCATCTAACACGGCATCTGCAATATCTTCCTTGAAACTCTCATTACCTGAAGCTTGGTATCTATCATTTCCGCTTAATGATCCCCCGCCATCCACTTTAACCACATAATCAATATCGGTGTCATACGTGGTGAAATTATATTTGTATAACCCCTCTCCTATTTCGATCATGGACTCCCCATCTATGACCTTAGTGTGGCTAGTTGGAGTTACTGTCCATATATCAATTGTGGGCGTCAATCCGTCAGCCGGAACACCATCTGAAGTGAAGAATGAATTAATTAATGTGTCTACTTCTATAGCCATATCGGTTCCTTTATTTTATTTATCAAAAGCTACTGAAAAGGAGGCTTATATCTAATTTATGATATATATAGTTGTTCACTTTCATAGGGTATAAATAGTGTTATGGGAATGATATTTACACGAAAAATCGGAGGATCATCAGTCTCCTTTCTAGATATTTGGCTTGCAACCAAAGATGAAGTGGAGTTGGAAGGCATACCATTATCTGCCGCGTTTACCTATTTTGTAAATAAAGCTGTGGAGACCATAACTAAGGGTTCCATCACAAAAACATTTACATATAGTCCTGATGCCACCGTAAACACTATCAATGACGGTACGTATTTAAAAACATTTGTATACAACCCAGACAAAACGGTGGATGAGATACAGGTTTCAGTAATATGATTGGATTAAATAAAGCACCCCAAATGGAACACAATAAATAAATAACATATGAAAACTATACAGTTATACGCATTGTTTGGCGAAGTAGGATGATTTGAAAAATAGGATTATACAGTGGCAATTAGTTACTCATCAGGTACAGGAACTTTAATCACATCCTTTGTGATGACTGAGACCCTTGGCTCTCAGGCTCAACAAACAGGAAACAATACTGTTGTTGTATCAGATGATCTCGCCACGCTTGGAACCCAAGTAGGGGACAAATACACGACCTACACTAACCGGGCAATTTTGATAGACAGAACAGGCACTCCCCAGTTACGGGAAGTAATTAGCCAAGCTGCTGGTACTGGAAACACAATAATCCTAACTGTTGACCGTGACTGGGATACCAATCCAATAGAAACAACACATGATATTGATGTTTTTTATGATGTAGATGATATTGAGACTGGAATTTCGGGCACATCTGGCAACGGTATTTCCCTAAGCGCAAGGACTGGACTGTACGAGCTGTCCAATGTCCTAACTGTTCAAGCTAATGCTGGTTTGCACAACAGTTATGGTCAGGCATTAGAAGCTGATGACAGGGGATCAAATGTAGCAATTATAGTTGCCAGTACTGGATGGTTTGTATCTGGATATCCGGCGGGGGATGCATCTATTAATGGGGCAATATATACATCTTACAATGGATCTGCTGCTGAACCTAGCTGGCAATTTCAAAGTGGGTCCGTAGGTCGTTTTTATGACAGTCTTTTCTGGGCACAATTAGTTACTCAGCAATTTGAATGTGTTGCTGGATCTGATGTTCGTTTTGATGGATGCAAACTTTTAAAAAATACCGAAGAATTGCATTTGTATGATGCTGAATTAGTTAATTCTGGTATTGGTGGTTTAGCCGCTACAACGGAAATAGTCAGAGTCAATGCAGGAACTATAGCCAATGGTTTATCATTAGCTGATATTGATACATTAGATACTGTAGCTGATACGGCAGCAGAAACGATAGAACTTGAAGGAGTAGTTTTTTCTGGAGTAACAGATTTATGGAATATTCGCCAAAATAAGACGATCAACATGATTGATCCTATCTGGGATGCAACGGTATATACTGATTTTACGTGGGTTGGCACAACCACAGGAAATGTATTAAATGACAGAAGAAGTATTAAAGTTACTGTGCAAACATCAGATGGCACCAAGTTATCAGATGCTCTTGTTAATGTATATGAAAATACCCAATCCGATGACCTTGTATTGGAGCTAGTTACAGCGGCAGTTACTGGGTTTGTTGAAGATTCTTTTATTTACCTAGCTCATGCCACCAATTCATCTACAACTACCTACGGCGGTCATGCTTTGCAGAGTAATAAGTGGCTGTATCTACCTTTTGTAGCTGCACAGGTATCAGATGAGAAATTCAATGGTGTTATAGTTTTAAATCCTGATAATAATATCGTTCAGACGACTCAATCTACAGCAATAGCAGTAGGGTCTAGTGTTACATGGAATGATGATACCAATCCCTCTGAACTGTTTAATTTTACACTTGGTTCTGGTACATTAGCTGTGGGTATGATCTTGACGTTTACTAGTGGTGCTACTGGAACCATTACCGAGGCTCTTGATGGAGATTCTGTTGCTGGAATAATTCATCTGAAAGACAGAAATGCAACGGCAATAACTAATGGGGATACATTTAGCAGAACAGGAGGCACAGCCGGGACATTTAGTGGCACATATACAAATGACTCAAAGCAGCCATTTTCTATATGGATTGACGCAGCAACCATAACGTATCAAGCATTGTATGATTATATTGCAGCCATAACTACTGAAACTACTCTAGGAGCAACTGGGGAATTAGTATGGGAGTGGTGCCGATCTGCTCAAACACAAGCATTCTATTCCACAGGATCGACCTTTTTGACTGAGAGATCTAATGGCAAGGGAATAATGATAGTCAATTCTGGGGGAGGTACATTGGATTATGTTACAGACGATGCAGGCGCTCAATGGTCTCCACCAGCAGTAATCACAATAAGGGTAGAAGGGGTATCAGAGGGGGCTGCTGTTGTAGTTATAGCTGATGAAACCGTTGGAAGTATGACAGAAGGAGATATAATTTTTGAGAAATTTGCTGACTCTGATGGAGTTGCAGAGGTTACAAATTTTAAGTATGAATCCGCATTTAATCCATCTGGTTTAGATGTTGTTGTTAGAGCCCGATCATCAGGTAATGCCATTGCTGTTTTACAAGATGATAACGGTTCTTTTACTGATGAGACAACGGAGGCTAACAGCTCAACTACTGATGATATGCTACTCCTTCCCACAGTCCCTGTTGTTAATGAAGACCGCTATTTATTTGGTCATACTGAGAAGTTTAGTCAATTGAAATTAAATGTTAGTGTGGTTGGTACTGGTGGGTTTACAATGACTTGGCAATATTGGAATGGTGCTTGGACCAATTTATCAGGAGTATCTGATGGTACAAGCAGTTTTTCCGTGTTGGGGGAAAATATCGTGTCGTGGACAATGCCGGGGGATTGGGCCACAACTACTATTAATGGCCAAGGTCCATTTTATTATGTAAGAGCCGCATATACAGCGGGATCAGTAACAATAGTTCCGAAAGGTAAAAAATGTACTTTAGATGTTACCAAATATCTACCATTTGCACAAGATCGTATTGTTATTTCTACTGGGTTAGGTGTGGTTGCTACATGGATTGAAGATGCGATTGCTAGTTTTTAGATGTAAATTGACAAATAACCCTCCATTATTTTGAAATAAGTTTTCATTTCATATAAATAAAAGTATTACAGGAGATGCCATAAATGACAACTATATCACTGCTCGGAGGAGATTGGGAGTATCAGTTTGAGGATGAGACTACTGATCCTGCCGCAAATGTTGGAACACGAATGCTAGTATATGTATCTGGGGTTGTACGCTCGACAAATGAAGTGTATTCAGCCCTAGCTGATGTCACAGATGAATTTCAAGCAATGGGATTTAAAAATCCAATGCTTCCTGTAACTCCGAACGCATATACGATGGAAAATAAAGCTTTTATTTCAAGAGCTTCGTCAGAACAGCTTAAAGAAGGAACAATTACAGCAGACTGGGCATTAGTTGGTGTTGCTGGAAATGATGCCGGTCGAGGAGTATTACGGGTACCGTATACAGGTGGTACCAACTTTGATTCTGGTGATGTTGGAAAACTTGTTACTCAGGGCGATTCTGGTGATACTGGAACTTTATTAGATTTTGAAATAGAACCCGATGGTACCCTTGTGGCGTGGATTAGGCCAGACGATTCTACCCCCACAACGGGAGATATTTTTGATGGTACTGGTACTCTTGTGGTTACTAATGGTACTGGTTCAAGTACTTCTAGTACTGCCGCAACTTCTGGGCAAACTAGATTTACAGCTATTCAGGCTATTGGTAGTGTACCTACAGCCACCGAAGTTTATGTTGTTCAAAATAGAATTAAACTAAAGGATGCTGTTACTGATAGTTTCCAATTCTGGGCCACAGATACTGCCGTTTCTTTGGGTATTGTTTCTGTTTTAATTAGAACACAAAGTGTAGGAGCATTGATTGCCGATGGTGACCTTGAAGTATTCGCTAGAAGGTATACGTCATTGTATGATAATTTCCGATTGAACGTAGCAGCGGGTGGTTTTTCCGCTTTGCCGTTAGCTTCTGCACCAGATATTAACAACACTATTGGTTATAGAAGAAATGTAATGACTGGAAGTGGGGGCACATGGACTGTAGGAAATGCCTTGTATGTTGGTGCTTCATGGGCAGCGGCTACAATAAAGGGTGTTATAACTGCTGAAGATTCCGGTACAATAGAATATTATTTAATTGGTGACTTAACTGATTTAACTGGTTCTGAAGCCATAAAAGAATATGATTTCGTAGCTGAAGGTGATGGTGATGCCACGGCTACTGGTGCTGCTGGTGGATCAATCCCTAACTTGCTTGGGCCTACTGATCCCGCTGCAACGCAAGGCGGATCAGTAACAATTACAAACGGTAACACAACCCGTGATCATGATAACACTGGAGTAGCAGAACCTTATTCTGTTATAATTGATGCACAAGGCGATGTTCCTATTGCTAAGGTGTACGAGCGTATCAAGTATGTAACTCGTCGTGGTGCTGATGCAGCGGATTTATTCGGAGCTGGCGTAAATGTACCGGGAGAAACGTACCGTGGATTGGAAGGGTTGTATTATTATGACGGTTTGACATCTGGACCATTTGGCGAAGGTGAAGACATCGATCACAATGGTGGTACATGGACAGCCCGTTCAATAGCTGTACGTACAACTGTGGTAGGTGAGGATGTGGCTCAGATATACTTTACAACGACTGACGAACAGACATCTCTTGATAGTGTTGGAAACAATGATCAGATTGATGATGAAAGTTCGTCCTCTGTTGACATACAAACGGATGGTGCTGGTGGTGCAGCGTTATCTATTTCCTCTCCTAAGTCGTCTCCGTTTGGTACGTTCACAGGTTCACAAATTTTCGGTGCCCAAGGTATCGATTTTCGTAATCCCGGCCCAGATGATACTCAAGCATATATTTTGACTGATGACCTTGGTACCTTGCGTACTCCACCTAACACACTATCATTTACAGTTGCTAATACTAGAGCGGCTGATAGAATTCTTGTTGCTAGAGACACAGGTACTTCCGGTGTAATTGATAAAGATCAATTTGGTGGAATAGATACTCCGGGTGGATCTTATAATAGTATCGACGATGCGGAGGTTAGGGCTGCTGGTACTGTAGATGGGGAAGTTCCTACTATTGGTGTAGTTAGAGTTGTAGAGACCACACTTGAAGAAGAACATAGATATTACTATTCATCCCGTACTACTGGATCAAACGGTGTATTTACTCTAAAGGCTATTGCTAATAGTCCATTTACTGCTACAGCAGGGAGTACCACCCAAGTTGTTGATGATGGTGAAAACTTTGTTACAAACGGCGTTGAAGTAGGAATGCTTATTAGAAATACTTTTGGTGGTAAAACCACACATATTTGGGAAGTAACTGGGTTTGCTCAAACTGGGGCCACACCAAATGATACATTATTGCTGAGACCATTATATGGTTCCCCAGATGACTTTGATGTAGGTGACACATTTACAATTAATTTGTTAATTCAAACTTATGCTACTTCTGACGATGTATATGATACAATTCTAGATTATGAAGAAGATGTAGGTGATGATGTTACACCGGGATCAATTGTGAATACATTTGTTAAGTTAGGTGGTACATTTGGTACAGTAGTTCAAGTGAGACAGGGTAAAGTTATTCTACCATTTGAACAAAATCAGGACCAAGGACAAGGCAATACAACGGTAACCACTGTACGTACACCTGATTCAATTGCTGTATAATACTGTAATGTACACCATGTGGAATTATCGTATATATTGTATAATTGCTTAATTAATGGGGTAACAATATGGGTCAGGATAATTCTAATCTTGGATTAACTGGAATAGATTCCATTCGCCTGAATGGAATGAAATTGGATGCCCTTCCGATTGCTGAATCAGCAATAGCAAAACAGCAATGGTCTGAAGTTCAAGCCATGGACATTAAAAACAAAATTAACAGTATACTTGGGCGATACCCCAAACCAAGTGTTGCCTATATAGACGGCAGAATTATTGAATGTCAAGATAATATTAAACGTATCAAGAAATTTAAATCTGATCAGGATACCATGATAAATGAATATTCTATGCATATACGCATGTGTGTGCATAGAGATACTGAAATATCTAAATTAGATCAAGTGGATGATATGGATGAAATAAAACGGCTTAAACTTCAATATCCACCATATGATATTATCGCAATGGAACAACAAATCATACAATGTAGAGAAGCTATGATCCGTTGTGATGATGTTGTTGATGAAGAAAATAACAGTATAAATACGTTGTATGGAGTTCTTTCCTTATGTAAGCAACGAGATGAAGAATTAAAGCAATTTGGGGTTAAAGTGGGGTAAGCCGTGACAACTCGATCAGACGTAGATGTCGAATTTAACACCAGCCCGCGAATTGCTGAAGTAGCTTCTCCTTCTGTTGAAATTACGATGCAAGACCTAGTGGATACTCTTAGAAAACAAGAAGATTCCTTTGTGGGTATGTCATTTGATAAGCTCATCAATGCTTCTGGTAAAGAGGACTTGGGCGGCGGCGTTAAAGTTGGTATTACTGTTGCTATGCAAAACCTTCTTCTAGCGTTTGCTGGTAGAACTGTTCCGGCAGAAACAGGCACAGTAACAGGCTCTCCAGCATCCCCAGTAGCTGGTAGACAAATAATACAAGATACTGCCGCTTTATTTATTTCTAATAATGTGCAACGCGGATCATTGATTGTTAATTTTACTGATCAATCTATTGCCGAGGTTGTATCCGTAGATTTTGAAACACAACTCACAACTAAAACATTAACAGAAGGTATTGGTAATACCTATGATATAGATGATGAGTATAAGGTATGGAACGTTGTTCAAGTATCTGCAACCGGCGGTAATCTTGTTGCTGTCAATGATCTACAAGATGTTATTGATGCCATTTTACCCACAGCATTCACCCAAGTCATATTAACCGCATCATCTTCAGCAACATTACAAGAACAAGCGGATATTCAATACGCATCGTTTGGTGGTGGTGTAACTATTGATGTTATTGGCGGTGAAGCCGGGACAGTGTTCCCCGCCGGAACACCCAGACAGCCATCTAATAATTTAATAGATGGTCATACAATTGCAGATGATAGAGGATTTTTTACTTTTCTCATAAAAGGGGATATAACAATTGACGCATCGGTGGATGCCGATGATGGCCACACTTATGAAGGGGAATCAAAAGCAAGAACAAAGATAACATTATTAGATGCCGCTAAGATTGCAGATAGTGAGTATAAAAATGCAACAATTACTGGGGTTTTGGATGGAAGTTCGTCAATTAGCAACTGTGTAATAGAAACTCTTACTTTTTTAAATGGGTATATTGATCACTGTATTTTGTCTGGAACAATAACTTTAGGTGGCGGTGTAGATGCTCATATTGTAGATTGTTGGTCAGGTGTTCCGGGGGGATCTACCCCAACTATTGATATGGGCGGTACCGGTCAAGGTTTAGGATTACGTAATTATAACGGTGGCATTACGTTAACAAATAAAACTGGAACAGAGGATGTATCAATTGATATGAATAGTGGTCAAGTAATCATCGATGACACGGTTACAGACGGAGATATTTACTTAAGGGGTGTAGGAACTTGGACAAACCGAGAGACCTATACTGGTGGGGCAAATGTTGTTAATCAATTGATCGACGGTGTTTTAGTACAAGAAATAGAACAACTCTCTTATACTGGAGTAGTACATATAGATACTGTTGGTGGTTCGAGTGGAACTGCATTTCCAATAGGCACACTTAGTACCCCTGTTGATAATATGGCCGATGCATTACTTATTATGGCCAGTCGTGGTATAGAGACGGTGCATATACATAGCGATTTAACTCTTTCATCTGGTTCGTATAATAATTTATTTTTAGGGAACGGCATTGAGACAACTACAATAACCATTAGCGGAAGTGCCACAGTAGACGGGGCTAGGTTTGGAGATTGTACTCTAACTGGTTCTGTAGGTGGAAGTGTGGTGTGCACCGATGCTGTACTGAGAGACTTGACATCATTCAATGGGCAAGCAACAAATTGCGGGCTTCAGGGAGATATAGTGTTATCCGGTGATGTAATATCTAGATTTGTAAATTGTTATAATCATGCAATTGTACCTGCTACTAGAACCACTATAGATATAGGTGGAAGTGGTAACAGTGCTGTATTTCATGGATACCAAGGTAATTTAGATATTGATAATATGAGTGGTGCAGCAGACGCTGCTGTTATTGGCTTACATGCTGGAAATATTAGACTTTTATCTGGACTTACTGATGGAAATGTTATATTGTTTGGTATAGGAACCATAGAATCTGATGCAAGCAGCGGTATAACACTTAATATAGATGGTTTGGTTAACAAAGAAGTTATATCTGAGACAGTATGGGATGAAGATTTAACAGGACATGATGTAGCGGATTCAGCAGGAAAAGAACTTACAGATGCCCGTATTAATGCAGCTAATGCTTTTGCTGTATCAGCATAATTTTTTGTTCTTGCATTTTTGAAAAATTTGGTGTATACTCCGCTATATATTTAAGAGATACGTGAATTCTGATGATCGGAGCGATCAATATACAGTAAATGTATCAAAGTTATAAAGGTTTACGGCATTTTATTGCACTAAGGAGCTTAGGCAGATGATGAAAACATACGATTATGTAATATACATCGGTAGATTCGAACCACCTCATTCCGGGCACCTCGAAACAATCACCAAAGCATTTCATTATACAAAGAATCTAATAATCATTATTGGTTCTGCTAATGCCTCCCCAACACCAAAAAATCCATGGTCAGCAGATACCCGCATAGAGATGATTAATTCTCTGCTGAATATTATCCGTCCCGACGTAAATTCAAGCATTCATTTTATACCAATGGAAGATCGTCTGTACAATGACGATAAATGGCTGGCATATTTACAAGAACAGGTCAGCAAAATAGTTGATAATAAGTCAATGGCCATCATTGGTCATGATAAAGGTGATTCGGGATATCTAAAACAGTGTTTCCCCGGCATTGACTATATTGATACCGGCCCGTACACCAAAGAATCAGGATCAGCCGGTAAAGTTGTGAGTGCCACCAAGATCAGGGAGTTAATGTTCGAAGGTGACGTTGGCTACACAGCAAGTAATCTTCCAGCACCAATCTACAGAAAGTTGGAAGCATATGCGAAGACCCCCGAATTTGAACTTCTTTGTGGGGAATATGCTCATATCTTAGTGGAGGAAGATATGGTTAGACCCTTGCCATATGGCA